CAAGTTCAATGTTGACCCTGCTCTGACCAGCATGGCACTGCCAATGTTTGCTGGTTTGCTCTCTTATATCTCCACCAAGATTGGCGACCCGACGGTTGCTTCTTTCATTGGCACATCGTCTGCCGATGGCAAGCCATTAACAATGGGTGACGAATAACGATGAAATACCCTTACCGTAAACTTGTTTTGCCCGATGCGTTGAGCCAGCAAATCAATGGCAAGTTAAGTCCTAAAGTTCTCGCGAGCGTCAAAACTGGCGGAAAAATGTGGAAAGGCGCTTCGGTGTCTTTCAACGCGATGTACGACGAGGCGCAGAAAGCGGGCATTACGCTCCGCAATATCGGCGATTATCGCTCGTTTGATGACCAACTCGCTATGTTTCGTGACCGTTATGCGTTAGTTGACCAAGGGCGTAAGCCACAGGTGACACGCCAATTTGAAGGCAAGACTTGGTTTCTCAAAAAAGGGAAGTCTCCATCGGCGGCTCCAGACCCAACAGGCAAGAGCGGTTCCAATCATGGTTGGGGCTTGGCTATTGACTTGGCGGTTGAAGGCAAAAAGGGCGAGTTAGTCGGTTTGGGCAGTGCGAAGAAGGCAATGGCTTGGATGTGTGCCAATGCTCCTCGTTTCGGGTTTTACTTGCAGAGTGACAATCCAAAGTCTCCAGAGTTTGAGGCTTGGCACTGGCAGTATGTTTTGGGCGATGCGTCGCCTCCTGCTTCCTAAGTTGGTTTCTTATGGAAGCAATCATTGTCGCGTGTATTGGCGCTGTAGGGGTGGTGCTGGCGGCAGTTTTGTCGTTCCTGTCATCTTTTCGTAAAGAAAACCAAAGCGACCACGCGTATGTGGTTGGCAGTTTGACGCGGATTGAAAACAAATTAGACGGTCATATCACCGACCATGTGACAGGCAAGGTGTAAGGTTCCTTCTGCCAGTTCTGGAGGTTCAGATGGGGTTACTTGACGATTTGATGGCGGCTAATGAGAGCCGTAAAAGCAAATGTTTAATGGGTCAGACGATTGACGCCATGAGCGACTTGGACAGGGGCGAATTTCTTAACGCCTTAGAGTCGGGTAATTTTAGTTGTTCTGTTGTGTCCACTGTTTTGAAAAACAACGGTTACATTGTGTCGGAGGACACGGTTCGTCGTCATGTGCAAAGCAGGTGTCGTTGTGGGGTTTAAGGATGATTTTGATTCTTCGGCTTCTGAGTCGGTGCCAGACAAAGAAAAAGCGTGGGTAGAAATCACTTCTGACGGTGGTGAGATTTCTACTGGGCAGTTATCAGTTGAGTTAGACGGCAACTGGGATTCCATTTTGCTTGGGTTTAACTTAGACCCGAATGTCTTTGAGGTCGTGGATGACACAGTTCGGTGTTCTAAGTGGCAGTCATCTAAGCGTCTTGAAAATGGCGACAGAGATTTGGTTTGGTTGTTTTCCTATCGTGCGCGTTTTCGTCGTCGCCGTAGCAATGTGGTATCTGATGAGGATATTGACGCGATTAGACACAAAGTATCTAAATGGCGTCCGTCAACAGTCAAAAAACAGGTATCTGATGCTGTTCCTTGTACCTTTGTTGTGTGTCTAGCAGATTGGCAGTTAGGTAAATCTGCTGACGGAGGGGTTGATGCGACTGTCGCGTATGTTGTCAAATCTTTTAACGATGTGATTACACGGGTTGCTGACCTCCGCAAAACGGGTCGCAACATTGAGAAGATTATGATTGCTAATATGGGCGACCCGATTGAGGGTTGTGGCGACCATTATGCCTCGCAAACTTTTACTGTTGAATTAAATCAGCGTCAGCAGTTGTTGTTGGCTTTGGATTTGTGGACGCAGGCGGTTGGTCGGTGGGCTGTGCTGGCTGAGGGTGCGGAGTTTTTGTCGGTTTTGTGTAATCACGGCGAGTGGATGCGTAGAGGGCAGAAGTCCATTACGAGTGATTCGGATAATGCTGGAGCGTTTTTGGCTGAGGCGTTGCAGAGAATTTTGGCTGACCGTGACGACTTACAACACATTAAGTGGTCAATCCCTCACGATGAGATGACTATTACGAGCGTTCTGTCGGGCGTCAATGTCGCTTTTACTCACGGGCATACCATTCCTTCTCCTGCAAAAGAGGCTGATTGGATTAGGGGTCAGAGTATTCGGATTTTGCGCGAGGAAGGCAGAGAGCCTGATTTGTGGGTTACTGCTCATCGCCATCATTTGTCTGTTGCTGATTTTGGTGCTTATACCCGTATCCAGTGCCCTACTTTAGACGGCGGTTCTAAATGGTGGACGGACAGAACTGGTTTGTGGTCTAGTCGGGGTACTTTAACTTTTACCGTTGGTACACACACTCCTTTGGGGTGGGCTGATTTAGCGGTTTTATGACAACGATTGTGGCTATTCAGGGTGACGGCTTTGCCGTTATCGGCGTTGACTCGCGCTTGAGCACGCTTGATGAGTCTGGTTTTGCATCTCAACGCTCCACTATGAGAGAGGGTTCGTCCAAGGTCGCCGAGGTTGGTAGATATCTGTTAGCCGCGGCGGGGGATGTCAGGGCAATCAATTTGTTGCATCATGCGTTTAGCCCACCGAAGGCTCTGCCTAATTTAGACGGAACGGCGTTAGACCGTTTCATAACGGTGAAGTTCATTCCTGCTTTGCGCGCTTGCTTTGAAGAAAATGGGTATTCTCGCCCAGATAGCGCCAAGGGTTCGCATGTGGCAGAGCACGATTCTACGGTTGTCGTGGCGGTCAACGCTGTCGTGTATATCGTTGACGGCGACTATTCTTGGGCGTCAGACAACGATGGTATCTACGCGATAGGTTCTGGCGCGCAGTACGCGTTAGGGGCGATGCAGGCTACGCGACCTCGTGAATTTAGCATTACCTCAGCGAAAAAGTGTCTTATGAAGGGGCTTGAAAGTGCTTCTACATTTGATGCGTACACGGGTTCTCCTTTTGTTTTGTTTGTTCAAACTAAAAACTTGACAGAGCGCCTTTAACTAGGTACAGTTCGTCCAATCAAAACGCGCGACAACAGCGCAAGTACCTTGACACACCCGTCAAGCAGAATGGGGACATGATGAAATTATTACCAAAACCAACTCACGGCTCTCTTGAATGGCTGAACCAGCGATGGAAGATAGATGGTCGTGCAGTATTCGGGGCTTCGGATGCTCCTGTAATGATGGGTACTTCGCCGTATCGCACACGAGCCGATTTGTATTTTGACAAGATGGAAATGCCAGTCATTCGCGAGACAAGCCCAGCGATGCGTAGAGGCAACCTTCTTGAACCAGCGTGTTTGCAGTTTGCTTCTGAAGAGATGGGCATTGATTTAGTTACCCCAGATTGGCAGTATCAGGGCGGTCGTTTTGTTATCTCGGCTGATGGAGTTGATGATGCTTTGGCACCAACGGTTGTCGTTGAAGCAAAAACTACTGCTCGTTACTCGGTAGATGAATCAAGTGATTTGCCAATGGAATGGCGTTGGCAGGGTTGGGCACAACAGTTGGTAACTGGTTGCCCTGTGTTTTTTGTTGTCTTAGACCGTCGGCAAGTGTTCTCTCTCGTGGAGTTGCCTCAGATGGATGGCGCTCTGGAAAGGCTTGTAGAGGAGTCTGAGTTGTTTGGCGAAGTTGTTGATTCCCAACGAGGGCTAGAACACCTGATTAACGAGATGAGCGCCGATGATATTTCGCGGGCTTACACGGAAGTAAAGGGCACCGTTGAGTTGGATGAGGAGGCTCGTCTGTGGATTGCTAGTTTAGATATCGCGCGGGAGGCTCGCTCGGTGGCAGAAGGTCAGGAAAAGCAGGCGAAAGATGCGTTAGCAAGGTTATTAAAAGATGCTGAGGTTGGTACTATCAACGGGCAAAGTGTTGTTTCGTGGAAGCAAACTATGGGCAGAGAATCGCTGGACACGAAAAGGCTAAAGACGGAGCATCCTGAGTTGGTTGCCGAGTATATGAAAACGGGCGCGCCGTATCGGACGATGCGTTTGATGAAAGAAACAAAGGGAGAATAATGATGGATGAGATAACAGCAGAGTTGTTGCGGGAAGTTTTGGAGCAGTATCGCACTCCAGACCCAAAGATTGTGGGAAAGTTGCCGAAGGGCGGAGTTACTTTGTCCTTTGTCGGTCACGGAGCCATTACCGAACTTTTAATTCAGATTGACCCGTTGTGGTCGTGGGAGCCGTTGGAAATTCGCGATGGTCGCCCAATGATTCATGTGGAGAATGGCATGGCAACGATGTGGGGTCGTATGACCATTCACGGCAAGTCTATGTTGGGGGTTGGTTCTGTAAGAGCCGACAAGCCTGAATATGAGAAGGAACTCGTGGGCGACTTTTTAAGAAATGCCAGCATGCGTTTCGGTGTGTGTTTGGCGCTTTGGCAAAAGGGTGAAGCCGAGCGTGGTGGCGATTGGTCTGATGCTCCAGTAAGGAAAGCGAAAGTGCCTCGTCAGGCTCCTACAAGTGATGTGGGTGAGGATGAGGAATATCTGAGAGATGCTTTTGTTGACATGAGTGAAGTGCCTGTGCCAGCGAAGGTGACGCCGACCGCTAGTACCCAGAAATATCCGCCTTCGGAGAAACAGATGGCTTTGATTCGTAAGATGATTACAGACAAGGGGGTGTCAGACCCGATGACGATGGCTTCTGAGTTGCTTGGTCGCAAAGTGTCTGGTTTGTCTGATTTGTCAGGCAAGGACGCTTCTGCTTTTATCGGTGAGTTGATTGCAATGAAACCTAATCAAAGCCCACAGCGGGAAATTTTCGCTGACCCTGCCGACGAACCTTTCTAATTTCTTCTAGGAAGAGTAGTTATGTCTGCTGAGGCTATGGGTTTTGTTTACCGCCACAGCCCGTACACGGGCGTTCTGTTTGCGGTGCATTTGGCGGTGGCAGATTCGGTGAATGACCAGAACGGTAATCAGTTTTGGATGAGCACGCAAAAGTTGGCGACTAAAGCGCGCACCACGAGACAGTCTGTGTCAAATGCGTTATCTAATTTGGTTACAGATGGTTGGCTTGTGGAAGTGTCGCGTAAAGACGGCTGGACGGTGAGGTACGCGTTCTGTTTTGTGGACTGTGCTGTGGTGTATGAATCGCGGTGGGGTGTAAAGACAGTTGACACCCCCCTGTCAAGTGAGGTTACAGGGGGTGTAAAGCCAGTTGACATAAGCCCAATAGAACCCAAGGTGAACCCAAATACTCTTGTGTTGGAGTTTGAGCAGTGGTGGGTTGATTACCCTCGGAAGGTGGGCAAGGCAGATGCGTTGAAGGCTTGGAAGTTTGCTCGGCGGACGATTGGGGCGAACCAACTTTGTGAGGGTTTGGCGCAGGCGAAGTTGGCGTGGAAGATTGCGGGCACGGAAGCAAGGTTTATTCCGCATCCTGCTACTTGGCTCCGACAGGGGCGCTGGGAAGATGAGGTGGCATCTGTGAGTGGTTTAGCGGTTACTAGGGACATGGCGTTGGACAACATAAAGAGCGATGTTTTGAATTTGTGGCGATTGAAAAGATGCGAAGAGGATGTGAGGGATTTTATTAACGGCAAAGATGGTCGTTTTCAAAATGATTTGCACGAGTTTTACGAGGGTTTGTGCGCCGAACCCCGTTGAAGCGTTCCACCAAACCGATTAAGAGGTCGGGGATTAGGGTGAAGGCACCAAAGGGTCAGGGCGCGTGGCGAAAGGCGCGCACGGCGGTGATGGAGCGTTGTGGGGGGATTTGTGAGGCAAGGGGTGTGGGCTGTGTTGGTGAAGCGGTGCATGTGCATCATATCCATCGGCGTTCGCAGGGAGGAACAAACGATTTGAGTAATTTGTTGGGGTTGTGTTTTATGTGTCATCAGTGGATTCACGAACACCCCACGATTTCAAAGGAACGAGGATGGCTTGGCTGAGTTGTTTGATGCGTACACCAGTAAGCGGGTTGAAGGCAACAAGGTGAAGTTGGTGGTTGTGGTGTTTCGTCGCCCGTGGACTACCAATGCAGAGCGGTCGGGTAATCGGTTTGTGAGGCAAAAGAATGTGGCAGAGTGGCGTAAGTTGTTTAAGGAAATTACGGTGTTCGCGCGCTGTGATGTGCTGACTAACGCGTCTGTGGATGTGTTTTTGTGGCAAAAAGGAAGGCTTCAAGATACGGCGTCTTGTAACCCCGCAGTGAAATCCGCGATTGACGGGATGGTTGATGGTAATTTGTTCATTGACGACACGGGCGACCATGTGAAATCTATTTGCTTTTACGCGCCAATGAAGTCAAAAGAAGATGTAATGGTATTTGTTGTAGAAGGGACAAAATGTTATGCAGTTGGAATTTGATTGGAATAAGTTGACGACAGAGGAGCGGTTGAGCAGGGGTTCCGACCCCGTAACCTCTAAAAAGGCTGGCAAGAAGATGGTGCAGAGGGCACCTTCACAGGCGCAGTTGCTTTTGAAGGCGTATGCGTTAGCGGGTGCTGATGGTTTGACGGCGGAGCAGGCGGGCGAGTTGTCTGGTTTGGCTGAGAGGCGTACTTGTTGCTATTGGAAACGGTGCGGGGAGTTGTTGAAGGCTGGTTTGGTGGAAGATACGGGCTTTACTCGCGTCTCATCGGCTGGAGAACAGCAGAGGGTTTGCCGTATAACGGATGCAGGGCTGTCGGTAAATGGACGGTAATGACCACGGTGTACTACACTGGGCGTTATGAAAATTGTGGATGGGCGTGAGCGCCAGATTGGTGAAGTAGCGATGGATGTTGTGGGTTTGCAAGAGGAAAGTGAACAGGACGATTTAGAGAAGGTCAAGATTTTGACTCAGATGATGCGTGAGCATCAGCAGTCGGTTGTTCGCTTAGGCAAGATTCGTCGTAAAACTATCCGTAAATTACGGGTCAAAAGGGTGCCCTACCGTCAAATCGCTGATTCCTGTGGGGTAACTGACCAAGCGTTGTTTGCTGACCTTCGCAAACATCCAGAGGAAAACGAATGACCGTTCACCCGCTGACTCAGGTAGATATTGAGTATCGTTTGATGAAATTGCTGGATGATTTAGAGGTTCAAACTGATTTGTTTGATGTGCTGTCTGAGCGCGCGGGCGCTTTGGAGGCGGAGTATAAGTCTGAGTGGGCGAAGAGTTATCTGCGCGGGGAAGGTTCTATTCGCCAGCGGGAGGCTTTGGCGGATGTGGCTTTGGGCGAGACGGGGCATGCGTACAAGATT